AAGAAAACGGTATTTACCTATCAAATCTGACTAAGCAAACACAAGACGCCATTGTGGCCATGAGATTAGGCGGCTTTAAATGACCTGTGAATTATGCAAAAAAGAATTGAATACCTTTGACATTCGACTACAGGATTTGTTACAAGGTATTTGCCTTGACTGTGGCAGGGCAGGCGACTGGCACCATATGACCCCTGAAGAGTCACGGCGCTGTTCAGAGTTACACGCTTGGGCAAACATGACACCCGACCAAAGAACCGCTTACGACAGAAACAGGGGCAACTAATGGACTTAACAAACTATGTTGATGTACCCGAAAGATTCCGCCAGGCTTTACAACGCTGGCCTGAACTACGGGTAATGGAAAACCGCCCCGAAATAATCACTATTGGCGACAAGACTTTCATTTCGGTAACTATGCAAATTTGGCGTACACCCGATGACCCGATACCGGCACAAGCAACCTGTTTTGAACCGTTCCCAGGCAAAACCAGTTTTACCCGTGATAGTGAACAGATGAACGCTTCGACTTCTTGCCTGGGCAGGTGCTTAGGTTTAATGATGTCGTTTGGCCCGAAGATGGCTAGCGCCGAAGAAGTCCGAAACCGCCAACCCGACACCGTAGCCCCAGCCACCCTATTAAAACAGCCAGTTGACTTGCACCACATTGGCCGTAAAGCCCCTGAAAAGCCCCGTACACAGGCGCTAGGCGCTAATTCGTCTAATGCACCATCGGAAGCCCAACTAAAGTTCTTACGGGATTTAAATTGGGAAGGCCCAGTACCCGAAACACGCCAAGACGCCAGCGCCCTAATTAAAAGGCTTCAGGGTTAATGCCGCTAATCACCCTGACCGACAACCAAATGGCATTGGCTAACCAGGTAGCCGAAAAGCGTATGGCCGAAGGCGCCAAACTAGGTTTAGATACCCTTTTCAACCGTGAACGAATGACCCCCGAATGGCGCCAAAAAATAGATTTCCTAGGCGCTGTTAGTGAACTGGCTGTCTCAATCTTCCTAGATTTACCTTGGACAGGAAAAGACGGTATAGGCACTAGCGATGTTTCAGGCTTCGAAGTAAGAAGCACAGAACGCCAAGACGGCAAAAAGTATCGGTTGCTAGTCCGTGAACATGACAAAGACGCCTTATACATTTTCTGTATCGTTGACGCCCCCAATGTAGTTATTGCTGGTTGGGCTAGCGCCTGGCAGATTCGAAACAACGGTGAACTGATATACAAAGACACAAACGCTTACGGCCTCACCAGGGAACAGTTACACCCAATGTGGCAATTAGAAGAAGTCGCCCAATTTGCAGGCAGGACACTATGAAAGAATCAACATTTCAAAGTTCTGTCATCATGCTGGCGAAACTTCACGGCTGGCTAGTTATGCACACACGGGCTGTGGAAATCCGCCCAGGGGTGTGGAAAACCCCATTACAAGGCCATGCAGGCTACCCCGACCTAACATTGGCCCATAAATACAAAGGCGTCATATTCGCCGAATTAAAAAGCGAAACAGGCCGCATATCAGAAAAACAAAAAGCCTGGCACGAAACATTAAAAGACGCCGGCATGGAAGTACACATATGGCGCCCTCAAGATATGCAAAAAATATCAACCCGACTAGCAACAAGGAAACCCGACAATGACTGAATTTATGCAACCCGTTAACCCTATGCGAATTGTTACAGGCGATAAAGAATGGACTTTTATTACGCCTGTGTTTGCTATCGCTATATCAAACTCAAATGATGTCGAATACCTCACCATCAACGGCCAATATTTCACGCCCAGCAGAATTAAGTTTGCCGAAGTCCTAATAAACGGCGAATGGCTACGCCTTGAATCTAGGCACCACCCACAGACCTGATACAGTCCCAACACAATTTCATTAGTTGCATGGGTGTACCACGGTTGTAGGTGGCGGGCCGTAAACAGGGGAACCTGGGTAGACCCCTATACACCGATGTAGGGGAACAGCGTTTCCAAACGGCACAAATGGCGTAGGTTGTCCCCTGAACAAAACTAGAACGGCTTCCTGTGGCTACTTGCCCAAATAGTGGGGAAGGCAAACCACCCAACCCTGTCATGGAATAAGGTAACAACTGAGCCTGCGAAGGCGTTAGTTCAGTTGACTTAGGAGAATCCCGACATGGCTAGAGAACACACAACCAATGACCCCACATACCGCCGTAACAGACTGACCCTACTGTCAGACAACCCACCCTGTTACCGATGTGGCAAACCAGCAGACACAGCCGACCACATAGTCGAAGTAGATAGAGGCGGCACCAATGAACTAGAGAACCTAAGGCCAGCGTGTCGTAAATGCAATAGCACTACTGGGGCCTTGTATAAAGCCAAGCGAGACGCCCAACGCATACAAAAGCGTAATGAAGCCGTAAACCATTTTTTTGACACAAACCTAAAGCCCCCGACCCCATGCTTTTCAAACATTTTGGGGGAAACTGGCGGTAACCAGCCGGAACTAGCGGCGACTAAACAGCATTTACCCAGGCTTGAAACAACGGGCTTGAACCAGCACAGTTTTGGGGAAGGGATTTCTAAGTGGGCTTCTAGCCATATGGGCATTGAACTGATGACTTGGCAAAAGCATTGTTTAAACGGCCAACTGTCCCATGATGGTTTAGGCAATTTGCAATTTCGTGAAGCCGTTGTCTCGACAGCACGCCAGCAAGGTAAGTCTGTAGCGCTTCAGGCTTTAATTGGTTGGTGGCTTACTGAAATGGCGGCTATTCGAGGCAAACCTCAGGCGGTGCTTTCGGTTGCTAACAAACTCGACAGGGCTGAAGCAATCTTCGGGTTTATTGCCCCAATACTTGTAGACAAATTTGGGGGAAAAGCCGCTAACGCTTTAGGGCGTAAGTCCGTAAAAATGCCTGATGGTTCTACTTGGGAAGTTAGGGCGGCCACCCCAAACCTGCACGGTGGTAGTTATGACTTAATTGTCATAGATGAATTGTGGAACATTTCGGCGGCCGTAGTTGATGAAGCATTACGGCCTAGCCAAATTGCCAGGGCTAACCCTTTGTTGTCTATGTGGTCAACGGCAGGCGATGAGTCAAGCGCCTGTTTCATAGCCTTTAGGGAACAGGCCATAAGCGAAATAGACAAAGGCGAGACAAGCAACCTATATTTTGCCGAATACTCAATGGCGCCAGGTAGTGACCCCCGACTAGAAACAAATTGGATTCAGGCCAACCCAGCAATGGGACAAACCGTGACAGTCGAGGCGCTGAGAGCCGTATCTAAAAAAGACAGTTTCTTACGGGCACACTTAAATATGTGGGTTTCTGCCCGTGGTGCCTGGTTACAGCCTGGCGTTTGGGACAAACAAAAAACAGATATTGCTATGCCTGGCGGCGGTGTTCTTGCTGTTGATACCGACTTAACAGACGGGCGATATGTTGGCGTCAGGTCAAGCGTGCTTGAATCTAAAGCCCATGTTTGTGTCGAATTTATGGTAGACACCGAAGATTTAATGTGGCAAGAAATAGAACGGGTTATGGCTGATACTTCGGTCAGGCTGGTTATCACGCCAGCGTTACATTTACATTTACCGCCAAATTTGGAACGCAGAACTTCGGTCATTGGTTACGGTGAACTTTTAAAATATTCGGGCCTAATACAAAAAATGATTATGGAAGGCAAGGTAAGGCACCGTGGCGAATTGTCTTTGGCTGAACATACCAACAGGGCCGTGTTAACTAAAACTGGCGGCGGTGTCGTTCTGTCTAGTCAAAAATCGCCTGGCCCGATTGAACTGTGCCGGTGCATGGTTTGGGCTATCGCTGAATCGTCACGCCCCAAAGTTGTAGGTAAACCTATGTTTGCTGTATCTACGACACCATGACTTCAGGTAACGCTAATCTTTATCTAGTCCCTGTCCTGCGTCGGGCAGGGCAGGGACACACCCCCGATAGGAAAACTGACCATGGGAATTTTTAGCACTAACAAAGTTAATAAAGCGGCTATTAGTCCCCAGCCGAAAATAGAAGCCGCCGCTGTAGGTGGTGCCTTTTACAGTTCCCAAGTTGCAGGCCCAAACCTTATTGGTGACTGGTGGTCATACCAGGCGGGACTTTTGCGAAACCGTGCCATGTCGGTGGCCGCCATTAGTCGAAGCCGTGACCTTATGGCTTCACCTTTGGCCAGTATGCGTTTAAAAATGTGTACCGAAAAATGGAACGAAACCGAAGGCGAAATGGAAGAAGTACCATTGGCGCCCCGTTCTTGGCTTCGACAACTTGACCCCGAAATGCCTAACAGTTTCCTGTTCCCTTGGGTATTTGATGACCTTTTCTTTTTCGGAAGGTGCTTTCTTTTTATTACTTCTAGAACCAAAGACGGTTACATGGCCAGCGCCACCCGTCTACCCCAGGGGTCAATTACTACGC